TGTGGGTTGGTCTATTCCTTTATGAAGGGGCTCAAGATTGAGCACAGTCTCATCAATAACGGTGATGATTGTGTTTTAATTTTTGAGTCTGATCAATTGGAAGAAGTCCAACGACACCTGCCAGGTTGGTTTTTGAACATGGGATACACCATGGAGGTGGAGCCACCAGTGTGGGAACTCGAGCAGATCACCTTCTGCCAGATGCAACCCGTTTGGACACCGAGCGGGTACATCATGGTGCGAGATGTTCGCCAATGCTTCGCAAAGGACTGTGTGTCGATAAAGCCCCTGGATTCTCCCCGGTTTACGGCCCTCTGGTTACAGTATGTTGGTACCGGAGGGATGTCCCTCGCCGGTGGAATTCCGTGCATCCAGGAGCTGTACGCATTAATGCGACGAAGCGGTGTTTATGGGGGTCGTCATGTCCGACAGACGGCCCGACGCCGCCATGCCAAATTTCATCTCGACCCTACCATTGAATCCAGTGGTATGTTGAGGTGGGCCTCTGGCATGACACGGTGGTACCAACCCGTGGACCCGCGCACAAGGTACAGTTTCTGGTTGGCCTTTGGCATAACCCCCGACATGCAAGAAGCTTGTGAGGAATGGTATCGAGGGAACACTATATCAGTGCATGCCCAATTGCCCGAGACTGGGATCCCAGTGAGTCCCATTCTTAGCTACATCTGATTCACCCGCCCCGGGATGGCGTTAAACTCGACCATGGGGTTCCACCGGTTAAATGCCCCAAAACGGTGATCCTACGGGTCTCAATAATTCCGTGCTAACCAAAATGCCGAGAGACTACACGGCGGCGGCCCATTAGGGTCCGGTGGGATGTATAGTCCCTGACCAGGTGCCTGGGATCCCATATTGCACCAAAATGGCCAAGAAAACCAACAAGCCCAATAAGTCGCAGAGTAAAGCAGTCGTACCGTTTCGCCAAACCAACGCGCCGGCGGCACGAGCCAATGTGTCTAAATCTACGGTGCCATCAGTTGTTTATAGGACTGATGGTGGCTGCCTGGTTAAACATTTTGAATACGTGTCTGACGTCTATACCACTGATAGTGGCCCTAGCGCCATTTACTACGACTTGAACCCCCAGAAACCCGGAACATTTACCTGGCTCAGTGCCATTGCTACACGGTTTGAACAGTACCGGTTTAAGAAATTTAGTGTCCATTATCGCCCGAGTTGCTCCACATCGACCAATGGTTATGTGATATTAGGGATAGACTTTGATTCCTATGACACCCAGCCGAACAAGGTGTCGATGTTGGCTTGGAAGATGGCGGTCAAGGCGGCATACTGGCAAGATGCAGATCTGGACATATCCAAGGAAACTAACCTACAGATGCTCAGGTTTTGTGACGCTACTAATGAGTTGGGTGACAAACGACTGCAGGACCTTGGAAAGCTCTGGATTCTGTCTGATGGAGACAGTACGGCACAATTAGGAGGGGAGATATTTGTGTCATATGAGTGCGAATTTCGTCAGCCGTCCTATAAGATACCCCCAATGTTGTCCGCCATGGTGAACAATTCGTATGATGCAACATCACTTACGGATTGGTTTGGTCCTACAGCGGCTTCATTGGCGTCCCGGAAAACGGGTAATGCCACGCTCAACTACGTTGACAAGAATCATGTCATGTTGCTTGAGGCGGGTCAGTACTTGGTCAATCTTTTCGGGGCTGCGGATAGTGGGGTGTCGGCTGCGCCGACACTCGCGATCACCGCTGCGGACGGATTCCCCAATGCCAGTTGGTCCACCCCAGCCGCAATCGCCGCCTCGGACGATACAACTTCATTTAATTCCACGTACGCGTTCACTGTCAACAGCGGCCCAGTGCTGTTGGCGCCGTCGGCGTTCACTGGATCAGGAACTAGCCCGGGGATGTTATTATCCTCATTTCTTAAGACCATATGAGGAATAGCTCTGGTGGTATGGTTTGATAGCTACTTGGAAAATTCGCTTCGGCGGACCGGTTAAGGAGGGCCGGTATACAAATAAAGGGTGTCGAAGCCCGGAGGTTCGCCTCTCCTGAAAACACTACTCTGTTACCTTTTCT